TTGACTACTCGATAGGTGCAACATTTATTGGTGATACCGCGACGTATACAGGGCGCTGGGGCGCAATTCATTTCACAACCAATACCCATATTGATGCCATTGTTACGCAAAACTACGACGGCACCACGCTGTCAGGGGAAACCTTTGACGGTGCAACAACTCTATACGGCGTGTTCACTAGCATCAAGCTACAGAATGGCCATTGCGTAGCCTATAAACTCTGATGTCACTTGCAAACCCGCTACGGAAAGTTGCCAGCAAGTTGATGGCAAAGTTTGGCGGTGTTGCAACACTACGCCGCGTGACACCTGGCGTTTACAACCCAACCACTGGCACCGTTAGCGAAGCCACTAGCGACACTGAACTGCGTGGTGTGCTGGAAGATGTGAACCTGCGTGAGGTGAATGATCTGATCCAAGCTGGCGACAAGCGGCTGATCGTTGCAGCAGCAGATACCGCTGCAACACCTACGATGGCCGATCGCGTCATCATTGGCGGCCGTACGCTGCAGGTGATTCAGGTGCGCACCATCGAGCAGGATAATGAGCCGATCACTTATGAGTTGATCCTGAGGGACTGATGGCACGCACTATCCGCGTTGGTGATATTGGCGACTACTGCAACCAGCAGATGGAGAAATTGCTGCGGTCTGCCGTGCTTGAAACTGAGCTGCTACTAAAGATGGCAAGCCCTGTTGATACCGGCAGATTCCGCGCAAGTTGGGCTACAGGCGAAAACACTGCCGGCTCATATGACGGAGGCGAGCAGCAGCCTGCTACCGGCCAATACCGAGACGCTACAAATCCCCCTAAAGATCCAAGCCTTGAGCGCCGCATCACCATTGGCTACCAAGCTGGCCAAGAGCGCATCGGCAACGTCTACTCAGTTCACAACAACTTGCCATATGCGGAGCCGCTAGCTAGGGGCACTAGCAAGCAAGCGCCTGGCGGCTGGGTGCAAGGCGCCGCCAAAGATGTCCAGGGCCGCGTCAGAATTGCAGCAGCCAAGATCGGCAGGGAATCATGAGCAGCACCTACAACGATGTCCGCGCTGCCATTGAAGGGCGCATTGCGACTGAGCTGGCGATAGCGCCTGTGTACCCAGTCAGCTATCAGAACGTACCATTTACGCCGCCTAACAACACGCCATGGCTGCAGGCGTTCATACGGTTTGGCGACAACAACTACGCTACGCTCACCAGCTTCAACCGGCAGAATGGCACGCTGGTGGTAAATGTCTTCACCCCTATCGGTGCTGGCACGGCCGCTAACTTTACAATTGCAGAACGCCTTAAGGACTTGTTTGATCGCGCCAAGTTCAGCAGCATCATCTTCGATCCGGCATCAGGCCCAGCGCAGGTAACACCAGCCGCGCCGCAGCCTTATTACCAAACGCAACTTACAGCAACGTTTGAAGCGTATCTAGACTAGGTACACTGTCACTAGCCACTACCGCTCACAACAATGGCCGTCACTGTCTTGTCCGGTACGTCCGGCGCTCTTTACTACAAGCCTGCCGGTACTAACGGCAACTTCCCTGAAACGGGCGTGAATGTCAGCACCGATGTCATCACTGTCGCCACTTACCTGAACTTTAAGGTTGGCGACCCCGTTAAGTTTCGCGTCATCAACAGCCAAACTGGAGAGGCTGGCACCGGCACGTTGCCTGCACCCATCTCGGCTGCCACCACCTACTACGTCCTCAGCTACACCGCTTCCACTGGTGCGTTGACGGTTTCAACCACCGCAGGTGGCACCATTCTTGCCATCACCGATGACGGCACTGCTGTAGCGCCGAACGAGTTTGAGGTGTACTACGCCGATTACGCCGCTGTTGGGCAAGTGCAGTCATGGAGCTTCGAGATCAGCCGCGCTGAGATCGACGTAACCACCATTGGCCAAACCGCTGGGCAGTATGCGCCATTTCGCGCTTACATCCCTGGCTTTGCTGATGGCAGCGGCACCGCTAGCGTTTACGTCACCAACGAAGATGCCGCACTGTCCAACCGGATGGTGGAAGACGTGCTACAGCGCCAGCAGGTTGGTTGCGGCTTCAAGCTGTACACCGACAAGCAAGGCACCGAAGCACTTAGCCGCAGCATCGCCATGGATGCCGTGCTGCTGACCGCTAGCCTCAACATCAATCCAGATGATGCCCAGATGGTAGAAATCACCTTCCGGCCAAGCGGTACTCCTACATTTGACTTCAGCACCAGCGCCTGATAGCAAACTGCCCCGGCTGTCGCTGGGGTTTTTTTGTGCTTAAATACAGCTATCACCGTAATTTTTTTATGGCATCCACCCTAGATCGTCTTAAAAAAGCAGCTAATCTCACCCCGACCAAGCGCACCGTTACCCTTAGCGATGGCACTGAGATTGAATTTTACTCAGCACCGCTGACCATGGCAGAGCGCGAGCGAGCGCAGAATATGCCTGGTGGTGGTGATCCCAATGGTTTTGCACTCAATCTGCTAGTTACCAAAGCAGTCGATGATACAGGCAATCGGCTGTTTGCTGCTGGTGAGATTGCTGAGCTTAAAAACGAGGTGATGGATTCTGACCTGCAAGGGATGATGCTAGCTATCATCACCAACCCGGAGGAAGCCGAAGAGCTTGATATGAAAAGCGTTAAAGGCGGAGCTAAAGCGTGACAACCTGCTGATGCTGCAGATGGGTGTAGCCAAAGAGCTTGGCTACACCTTGATACGGCTTAAATCAGAGTTGACGATGGAAGAACTGCTGCTGTGGTCAGCATATTTTGATGTGACCAACGAAGAGCAGGAGCGTAGAATGAAACGAAGACGGTAGGTCGGCTGTGTCGGTTGTCGCTAATGTCGCCATTAATGTTGACAGCAGCGGTGCCGTCAGCAAGCTGCGGCAGGTGCAGACGCAGGCGCAGTCCACCGAGAAAGCATTTGGTGGCGTAGCTGCAGCGGTAGGTAAATTAGCAGTTGCGTTTGGCGCAATTCAAGCAGCTAAATTTGTATTTGCTAAAACTGCTGAGCTAGAAAGCCAGACGCGCAGTCTTCAAGTATTAACTGGCAGCGCCGAGAAGGCTGGGCAAATTATTAAAGAGCTGCAGCAGCTTGGGGCTGTTACGCCATTTACCAGCACTGAGCTGATTGACTCAGCCAAGCGGCTGCAAGCATTTGGTGTCGAAGCGGACAAGGTAGTAGAAACCACTAGACGGCTAGCAGACGCTTCAGGGGCTACTGGCGCTGAATTAAGCGGTCTTGTCACCGCTTATGGCCAAGTGCAAGCCAAAGGCCGATTGCAAGGCGAAGAGCTGCTGCAATTCCAAGAGCGCGGCGTTGCGCTGCAGACAGAGCTGCGCAAGATGTATGGGTTGTCCGGTGAGGAGTTTCAGAAGGCATTAGAGAAGGGGCGTATCGGGTCTGAAGCGGTAGAAGTTGCAATACTTCGGCTTACCAGCGTTGGCGGCAAATACGCCAATGGCGCCATCGCTCAAAGCGATACTCTGCAAGGCCGGCTATCAACGCTGCAAGATGGCATTGATGGATTGGCGCGTGGCATTGGGGCTGCGTTATCGCCAGCAATTAAGGCGGTGCTGAATGAAGCAATTTTTGCAATTAATTTAATTAACCAGTTAATTGCAACTGGCGCCAGAGCTAAATCGTTTGGCCTTGGCCAGGACCAACGCAAGCAGATATTAAATCAAGCCCAATCAGAAGCGCAGCAAATTGTAGAAGGCCGGCGAATTAAAGATCCATTCAAACGTAACCAACAATTTCAAGAACTTGTCGGCCAACGAGAGCGTGATCTAATTGAATCCTATGGCTACCGCACTGGGCAAGTAAAAGCTGCGGTAACCGCAACCTCTATGCCTGCTGCTACTCCTGCGCTGCTAGGCGGCGGTGGCGGTGGCGGCGGCGGCGGTGCTGCAGGTGGCGGCAAAGGCGGAGCAGACAAAGCAGCCCGTGAAGCGGAGCGCGCCGCAGAAGCAGCAGCTCAAGAAGCCGCGAGGGTTAAAGATGTTATTCGTGATCGGCTAGCAGAAGGACAGATTCTTGCCGTCAAGACGCAACAGCAGGATCGCATTGCAGCGGCAGAAGATGCAGGCGACAAGATGCTTGTTGCTCGTTTGCAATCGCAAGAACGACAGCTTGAGATCCAATATCGTTACGCACAGGAACTAGCAAAAGAAGTCAACTTGGACGCGCAAAAAGCCATCATTTATGAAGGGCTAAATGCGCTTACTGCCAATCAAGTTGACCTGCAACGTGAGCTTGACGCCCTACAAACGCAAAACGATCAAGACAGGCTAACATCGCTGCAAAAAGCTGTCGAAAAGCAGTACGAGCTTAATACCGCTGTTCAAAATCAACTGCAACTTGCTGATGGCGTTGCAAATACGCTTGGCCAAGGGCTTGGGTCTGCATTTGATGCGCTAATAAGTGGCGCTCAAGGATGGGAAAAGAGCTTGCAGCAAATTGCATCCGGCGTTCTTGTTGATATTGCTAACCAGCTAATCAGGATTTTTGTCGTCGAGCAAGCGATTAACGCGATCAAGGCATTTTTGACCCCATTCAGCGCATCAACACCACTAGGCGCTGGTGGCGGAACAGTTGGCAAGTATGGCACCCTTGGGCCAAACTATGGAATCCCTCAGCGCGCCAAAGGCGGCCCCGTATCCAGCGGCCAAACCTACATGGTGGGCGAGCGTGGTCCTGAGCTGTTTGTGCCAGGCCGTAGCGGCACCATTGTTGCTAACGATAAGATGGGCGGCGGCAGCACCAACGTGGTTGTCAACGTAGACGCAAGCGGCAGTAATGTAGAAGGTGATGAACAGGAAGGTAAGCAGCTCGGTCGCTTGATCGCTGCTGCTATCCAGCAAGAGCTGGTCAAACAAAAACGCCCTGGAGGATTGCTCGCATAATGGCTACCTTCCCCGCCTACGAACCGACCTACTCGGCCACTAAAAGCAGCCAGCCGAAAATCCGCACCGCGCAATTCGGTGACGGTTACCAGCAGCGTGTCACCTTTGGCCTGAACCAGAACCCCAAAGAGTGGCGGTTGTCGTTCAGTGTCAGCGATGCCGACGCCGACATCATCGAAGCATTCCTTGATGCCCGCGCTGATGACGCGGATAGCTTTGACTGGAGCCCACCAGGCGATGCCAGCACCTACAAGTGGATATGCCCAAGCTGGACGCGGGAGCTGTTTGATTTTGAACGCAGCAAAGTAGACGTGACTTTCATGCAGGTGTTTGAACCATGAGCGTACCTGTTAGTGCGCTACAGGAAATTGCTCCCGGTGCAATTATCGAGCTGTTTCAGCTTGAGCTAAATGCAGCGCAGCATGGCGTAAACGAAACCTACTACTTCCACGCTGGCGTCAATGCAACTGGCAGCAACGGCAACCTCGTCTGGAATAGCCAAGCGTACTTAGCATTCCCCATTGAAGCCGATGGTTTTGAGTACAGCGGACAGGGGCAACTGCCACGGCCTAAGCTGCGCATCAGCAACGTCTTTGGCACCATCACGGCACTGCTGCTGACTTTGCCGAGCGGCATCGAAGGCGCCAAGGTGACGCGCATCCGCACACTGGCTCGCTACATCGACGCGGTGAATTTCCCTGGCGGCGTCAACCCCTACGGTACGCCAGACCCCACGGCTGAGTTTCCACGCGAAATCTTCTATATCGACCGCAAAGCAGTTGAAACGCGAGATGTCATCGAGTTTGAGCTGGCTGCTGTTTTTGATTTGATCTCTGTAAAAGCTCCCAAGCGGCAGTGCATCAGCAATATTTGTCAGTGGGAATATCGCGGCCCCGAGTGCGGCTACGCCGGCAACGCATATTTCAACACCAATAACCAACCCGTTCCCACACTGGCGGAAGATGCTTGCGGCAAGCAGCTCAGTAGCTGCGAGCTGCGCTTTAACCAGCAGCGACAAACAGGTTCTGTTACTGCAGGCAGCAACATTATCACGCTTACACAACCAAGTTCATTTAGCACTAGCGATCCCGTAACAGGCTTCGGCCTGCCCGGTGGCACGACTGTCTCAGGCGTGAGCGGTGCCTTGGTCACGCTAAGCCAGAATGCTATTGCCACTACAAACGTGGTGAGAACGGGCACCATTCAAACCAACTACACGCAAATCGTGGTCGCCAGCGCCACGGGTATTATTCCGGGCATGACAGTTACAGGATCTTTTCTGCCTGCAAATTGCCAAGTGGTGGCAGTCTCTGGAACTACGATTACGCTCAGTTCAACCGTAGATTTGACTCAATTTTTCAGCGTCGTGGGCTCAGCGAACTCTCAGGTTACTGTTGATCAGTCTATCTTTTTCCCGAAAAACACGTCATTGTCCGTCGGCTGGTATGCAAGCAGCAGTGTAATGCCTTTGAGCAGATTGGCGCAAATCACCGGACTGCGTAACAGAACAGTTAAAACCACCGCAGGAAAAAATATACAAGTCAGCGAATATCGCATTGCCGACATTACGCAAAACCAAGGAAGCACTAAAAATGCGGCTTGGACTTTTTACGTTTTTGCTGGTATTTCTTCTGCCACCTACACATTTGCGGCCACGGACCAGACCTACACATTCCGTGCAGACGCAAACCTACCTTACGGGAGCTATCCGGGCATGGGAACGTACACGACATGACCTGGCAAACTGACGCCCTAAACCACGCACAAGCCGATGACCCCCGCGAGGCATGTGGCTTGCTGGTGGTGATCAAAGGCCGCAAGCGGTACGTTCCATGCCGCAACCTTGCACGCAGCCCCGATCAGTTCTTCCTGCTGGACCCTATCGATTGGGCGGATGCTGAAGACAAAGGCGAGATCGTCGCCATTGTGCATTCACACCCATCGACTCCCCCGCAACCATCGCCGGCAGACTTGGCAGCTTGTGAAAGCAGCGGACTGCCCTGGTACGTCGTCAACCCCCGCACAGAGCAATGGGGCGAGTGCAAGCCATCGGGTTACAAGGCGCCGCTAATAGGCCGCGAGTGGGTGTGGGCGGTGCATGACTGCTGGACACTAGCCCGCGACTGGTACGCCGAGCAAGGCATCACGCTCCGCGACTGGGAACGCTGCAATAATCCTGACGACTTCCAAGCAGAGCCGTATTTTGACAAGTGCTGGAAGGACACCGGCTTTCGGGAATTGGAGGAAGATGAAGAGCTGCAGCATGGCGACCTGTTGCTGTTAGCCATCAACAGCACGGGCCTCAACCACTGCGCCATCTACCTTGGCAACCAAGAAGTGCTGCACCACATTCAGCACCGCCTGAGCGGACGTGAATTTTATTCAAGCTGGCTCCTAAAATGTACTGGTAGGAGGTTGCGTCATGCTGCGTAAGATTCGGCTATATGGCAAGTTGGCCAAGTTCATCGGCCATCGCGTGCTGGAAGCGGATGTGGCAACCGCAGCCGAGGCCGTGCGATTCCTGCTGGCCAACTGGCCCGAACTGGAACGCCACATGAGCGACCAGCACTACCGCGTAAGTGTCGGCACCTACGACTTGGTAGCAGAGGAGCTGCACGACCCTGCCGGCCAGCAAGAAATCAAGATTGTGCCTGTGATGGCTGGTGCTGGTGCTGTTGGGCGGATTGTTGCCGGCATAGCGTTGGTGGCGTTTGCACTTTTGTTTGCTCCAGGGGCTGCATTAGCAGGGGGTCTTATAACTCTTGGATCGCAGGCTGTTCCTATCATTATTGGCGTTGGGGTATCACTGGCACTCGGCGGCGTCGCCCAGCTCCTAACACCAACGCCCAAGGTGCTTACGGGCCCCGACACACAAAACGACCCGCGCAAGAGCTATAGCTTTAGCGGCATCCAAAACACCAGCAGGCAAGGTACTCCGGTGCCCATCGTCTACGGCGAAACCATTGTGGGCAGCGTCGTAATTTCCGCTGGCATCGACACCGTGCAGGTGCAGGCATGACCATCATCGGCGCGGGCGGTGGCGGCGGCGGCAAAGGTGGCGGCGGTGGTGCTGCCCGCACACCTACCACGGCCACAGACAGCCTCGACTCAACCCAATACGCGCAAGTTGTTGACCTGATTAGCGAGGGCGAGATTGCAGGATTGAAAGATGGCTTCAAAAGCATCTTCCTGGACAACACGCCGCTGCAAAATACAGATGGCACCTTCAACTTTCAAAACGTCACGATTTATACCCGCAACGGCACCCAGAACCAAGACATAATCCCATTTGCCGGAGTCATTGAAGATGAGCGCCCGGTTGGCGTAACCGTCCGCAACGATGGATCCGTTACCCGCACCATCACGGATTCGCAAACTGAAGCCGTGCGCGTGACCATCACGGTGCCACGGCTAGAGCGCATCACCAACGAAGGCGACACAGTAGGCGAGTCCGTCCGACTGCAAATTGCCATCCAGTACAACGGCGGCGGTTTTACGACAGTTATTGACGACACCATCGCCGGACGCTCGGGCGACCTGTACCAGCGCGATTACCTGGTCGGCCTGACTGGTACGTTCCCGGTAGATGTGCGCGTCACGCGCATCACGCCAGACAGCAATGACCTGCGCACGGCCAATGAGTTCTCTTGGTCAAGCTACACAGAAATCATCTACGCAAAGCTCGCCTACCCCAACAGCGCACTGGTCGGCATCCGCATAGACGCCGAGCAGTTCAACAGCATCCCCAGCCGCAGCTATCGCATTAAAGGCATCAAAGTAATCGTACCCAGTAATGCCACTGTTGATCAAACCAATGGACGCATCACCTACGCAGGGGTGTGGAATGGCACATTCGGCGCTGCGCAATGGACTAGCGACCCGGCCTGGATTCTTTATGACTTGCTGACCAGTACTCGGTATGGATTCGGTGAACACATACCAGCAGCAAGCCTAGATAAGTTCGCATTCTTTTCTGCTTCGCAGTACGCATCCACACTGGTACCGGATGGTTTTGGCGGACAGGAGCCACGGTTCTCTTGCAACACCAACATCCAAACACAAGAGGATGCATACAAGCTAATCAATGATATGTGCAGCGTGTTCCGTGTAATGCCGTTTTACGGCATCGGTTCACTAACCCTTGCGCAAGATAAGCCAACTGATCCTGCCTACTTGTTTACGCTGGCCAATGTAACGGAAGAAGGCTTTAGCTATAGCAGCAGCAGTCTCAAGGCTCGCCCGAATGTGGCCGTGGTCAGTTATCTAGACCTGACGCTGCGGGATACGGTGTTTGAAGTGGTGGAGGATGCTGAATCCATCGCTAAATACGGTGCTGTAAAAACTGAAATCAGCGCGTTTGCCTGCACTAGCCGGGGCCAGGCACGGCGCATTGGCGAGTGGATTCTGTATTCTGAACGCTACGAAAATGAAACCATTAGCTTTAGCGTAAGCATCGACGCTGGCGTGGTCGTCAGGCCAGGGCAAGTCATTGAAGTGGCAGATCCTGTCAAGGCTGGCGCCAGGCGCGGCGGACGCATTACTGCTGCAACTACAACAGCAATCACGGTAGATGACGCCACCGGGCTCACTGCTGCGGGCGCTCAATTATCCGTAATCTTGCCTGATGGCAGCGTCGAAAAACGCGCCATCAATAGCGTTGCCGGCAACGTCATTACAGTGGCAGTGGCGTACACGGCGGCACCAAATGCCAACAGCGTGTGGGTGTATGAAACTAGCAACATCCAGCCATCTACTTGGCGAGTGCTGGGCATTGCTGAGCAAGACGGGACTAACTACACCGTCAGCGCACTGTCATATAACGCGGGCAAGTATGACTACATAGAGCGCGATCAGCCGTTGCAGCAGCGCGACATCACTGATCTCAACATTACTCCCGCTGCGCCTACCAATCTCAACGCAACAGAGATTCTGTACGACGGCGGCGGAATTGCCAAGAGCAAGCTAGTTGTTGATTGGCAGCCGGCTGTAGCAGTTAAAGATTACAGGATTCGCTGGCGCTACGAACCCGGCAACTGGAACACATTTAACATTTCACGCCTCGACTTTGAAATTCTCGACACATCCCCTGGCATTTACACCATCGAGGTGTATGCCATTGGCGCCAACCTTAGGCCGTCAACTGAGCCTGCGCTGCTGATAGTGCAAGCATTTGGCAAGACGGCACCACCGGCAGATGTTAATGGTGTGAGCCTAGTGGCAGGCGATGAACTAAGCGGCATTCTGAACTGGGAACGTGCTGTAGATCTGGACGTACTGCTCGGAGGCAAGGTGTTGATCAGGCATTCCACCGATCTGGTGACCGCGACATGGGAAGAGTCCCAAGACTTGGTGCCGGCCGCAGCAGGTAGTCAAACGCAAAAGCAGGTGCCCATCCTTGAAGGCAGCTATCTGCTGAAGTTTGAAGATGACTTCGGCAATCGATCCGTCAATGCCACGGCAGTAATCGTCGACCTGCCTACGCCGCAGCCACGGTTCTTAGTGAAGAACTATGCCGAGGATCAGGAGGCGCCGCCATTTAGCGGCAATGTTACGGGGATGTATTACGACCCTGAACTAGACGGAATTGTTATTGACTCTGGGCAACTCATAGATGACATGGCGACCGATGGCGACTTCGATGCGCTTCCGTCTATTGACGTTATTGGTGGTGTCAACCCTGCCGGCGAGTACGAGTTTGGTAGCTCATGGGATATGGGCAGCGTGTTCGATGTGAACATAAGGCGGCGGTTTGTAACACGGCCTTTGCTACCCGGCGAGCTATGGGACGACAACACACTGCTGATTGATGATTGGCCGGATATTGATGAAGACAATCTTGACGCGGTAAACGCAGAGATGTATGTGCGCACCACCAATGATGACCCTGCCGGTACTCCCGTCTACGGTGACTGGAATCAATTTGCTAATGCCATTGTGCGTGGCAGAGGTTTTCAATTCAAAACTCTTGCCACATCCACTAACCCATCGATAAACATCATTATCGACGAACTGGGCGTGGAGATGGAGCTGCAGCTACGCACAGAGCAATCAGCGGTACTTGCTAGCGGCGCAGGTGCGCTGGCCGTCACGTTTGACTATGCCTTCTACCAAGCGCCCAATATTGGTATCACGGCCAACAATATGGCCACGGGCGATTTCTTCCTGATCACGGCGGTGACACGCCTTGGCTTTACAGTAGAATTCAAGAACAGTGCCGGTACAGCCGTGAATCGACAGTTCACCTACACTGCCAACGGCTACGGCAAGGAGATCTAAGCAGTGGCACAACACGACTACATCATTGCCAACCAAAGCGGTGCGGCATTCCGCGCCGACTTAAACAACGGCTTGGCTGCCATCGTCAGCCAGAACAGCGGCGCAACGCAACCCAGCACCACCTACGCCTACCAGTGGTGGGCAGACACGACGACAGGGCTGCTAAAGATCCGCAACGCCGCCAACGGCGCCTGGATCACCGTCGGCACCTTGGCTGACGCCAACCTCGGGCTGGCAACGCTGGCAAGACCCACGTTTAAAGGCAACGTAACGATTAACGCCCAAGGCGATTTGCGCCTTGCCGACTCGGACAGCAGCAACTGGGTAGCACTCCAGGCGCCGGCAACAGTTGCCTCGA